CAGGAGCTCTAAAACTTTTGAATTGATCTTCAAACGCAAAAGGTATTGATCTTATACCAGTTGACTCTTCTTCTACTATCGAGTCTGAAAAAGGTGCAGCTATTGGAACGGAAGACCCATCATAAAACTGTATTTGATTTTTTTCTAAATAGTTTGGATCTCCAAATATTTGTAATTGCATTTCAGGTGTCATTTAATTAATTACCTCCTTTTGCCACTTGCCTATAGGACAATCAGTTCCTCTTAGTCTACATTTAGCAATTAAAACACATTTACATATCCCACAACGATCTCCGAACATATGAGTTTCGTAATTTTCACACTCTTTACAAATTTTTTTTCTTCTTGTATAATAATTATCTTTGACACTGGTCATTATCTTCTTCCATCTGGTTGAGCGTCTAATCTTAGAGTGCCATATCTCCACGTTTCACCTATTGAATCGTTCTCTATTTTGAGAGATACCAATCTTCCTCTTGCCCTAGTATCTACCTTATCAGTAGATGGTGTAACTGTAAAGGGTCCAAGTGGAGAACTTACCGGGGTATCATCAGGAAAATCGCTAACAAATAAAGTTATTTTGGCACTTCCTGTTTGATATTTAAAGTCAGGTATAAATCTTTTGACAGACATAATAAACTCACCATCTCCTCTAAAATCAGCAAGTCCAGTTTGTTGACCTAATGGACTTCTTCTAGCTGTAATATCATAATCTCCAGATCTTATAAATGCCGGTATAGCTGTATTACCTGTGCCATCCACTTGATCCGTTCCTGTCTCATGTTCATAATAAATAGAAGCTCCATACTTATTAGTAATTCCTAGAATTAAAGGAAAGACAGGCGTAGATGTACTTTCGTAATCGGTAGCATAAGGTGCATCAAATACTCCTTGGTCTTGATATGTAGTTCTGTCCAATGATGAAGTAGTCCAAACATTTTCTGAATAATTATAAGTAACACACCTATCAATTTGTTCAGAGCCTGATTTTGGATAAAACCAATTCACTTCAGTATATAAATTATTTGGGCCAGAAAAAACAACATCTCTTGAATTAAAGTTTAATCCAAGATTAGTTCCATCTGTTGTAAATACAAAGTCTTCTACTAAAGACGGTAATGATTTTACTGTTCCATCGTATGCAAAAAAACCACCTTCTGCTCCCATCCACCAAACAGCTCCGTTAGCATAGGTCGCTGCATGTTGACTAATACATCCACAGTTAGTTCCGACTTGTCTAACAGAGAATGTAAAGGGTGGTCCAACAAACTGTATTACATAGGCAGCTAGGTCTGTTAATACAAAGACATAATCTTTTCCTTGAAGAGCAGCTCTTATTTCGTTTCCTGTATCTAATCTAAAAGTTCCTGCCGTGTTAGTGGCTGTGGGTGCATATGTATTAAGATCTTCTTGATTAGAAAATCTTACGAACATAGGATCTTGTGTGCCTGCATCACCAATCGTTGTCTCCGTTCCAAAATGAAACAAATGTCTGTCTCTGTCTGATACTAATGTAAATCTAGTTGATGTAGGATTATTTGTGGTTTGAAAGTTTGAAGTTGTTTTAGAAGCTCTGATAGTTCGAGCATTAGAAGCGCCTGCGTTCCATGTAAAAGTTTGACCATCAAATATAGTGGCAACTAAGACTTGACCAAAGTTATCAAGACTCCAATTACCTGGTTCAAGAATTACTGAACTAGTGGATCTAGCTGTTCCCCATGTTGAAGTATTCCAAGTTGAAGTTCCCCAACCAAAACCAATTGTTTGAGTAGTAGGTCCAACAGTTACGTAAGGGTTAACGGTGACAGCTCCTGCTGCAGTCATTCCCGATCCTGTTTCTACACTGGCTGCTTGCACAGTAAATTTGTCTACATCTGGGACTGTTAATATTTCATAAGATTTTTCTAATTCTGCGGGTGTGTAAGCACTAGCTCCTGTTAAAGTTATTGCAGATAAGGTTACATATCTTCCGACTTCTAATCCGTGAGAACCTTTGTTTATTGTTATGGTATTTGAATTGTTAACAGTTGTTATAGTTCCACCAGTAATAGCTGTATCCAAAGGAGTAATGTCATAAAAATCATTTCCAAAATATAAAAATAAACCTTGTGAGGTTCCAATTGCTGTGTACTTCTCTCCTGCAAAACTAGAGAAAGCTGCCTGAGCCCTTGCAGCTCCAGGTAAAGTTTTAGATCCCACTGTTAATTGTGACCAACCACCTATTTTTTCTGGTAAACCATATCTGAATCTAACAAAATCACCATCTGTCCACTGACCTTCAGCACCAGACTCGGTATCTTGTTTATTAAAACCGGCCTTGAAATTTAATTTTTGTAGCATATAGTAGCTTATATATTACTTTTATAATGAATGAAAGATCCAAAATGAATGAAAAAATGGAACTAGATGAGGCCATAATAAGTCTAAATGTAAATATTAATGAAAACTTAAGAACACAATTAATTTCTTATATAGACCATAAAGCTATTAAACCACTAAGAGTTGCTGCCAGTGATACAGACGGAAGTGGGGAAGGTGAGCTAAACTTAAATATTAGAAAAGTAAATGGCCATACTCTTAATAATAATTATGTTGCAGATAAAATTTATTTCAAACATATTATGGATCTTATTCATACATTTGTCCCTAATTACAATGTTAAGTTTAAACATCAATTTGGTCGTAAACTAACACAAGTAGATTTATTGAAATACAAACCAGGTGGTAAATATACTATTCACGTAGATCATGATCTAAGTAGCACTAGAACTTTAAGCTGTATTATAAATTTAAACGATGAATATAAGGGAGGAGACTTTGTTTTTTATCACCCTGTTACCAACAAAGAATACAAAAGAATAAAATGTCAAAAAGGAACTATGATATTCTTTCCTAGTAATTTTCTTTTTCCCCATTCTATAGAACCACTAATTAAAGGAACAAGGTATAGTATTGTATCATGGATACTTTAAAAGATTTTAAATATAAATTAATAAAAAATTTCTTTTCTCCAAAAGAAATAAAATTGTTAAAACAATATTGTTTACTAAGATTAGATGGACCCTGGACTAGTGATCCTCAATGTGGCTACATAGCTCCATCTTTTTTTGACGATGCTTTAATGCGTTATTATCATCAAGAAAAATTAAAATTAGTAGAAAAACATAGTAAATTAAAATTATTTAAATCATACACTTATTGGAGATATTATGTCTATGGCAGTATTTTAAAAACACATGTAGATAGACCTTCTTGCGAAGTAAGTGTAACAGCATGTATTAGTCAAACTGAACAATGGCCTATACATATAAATAATAAATGGTATAAATTAAATGAAGGGGATGCCATTTTATATGCGGGACATGAAGTGCCTCATGGCAGAAAACCTTTTACAGGAGATTCTAATGCCCAAGTATTTTTTCATTATGTGGATCAAAATGGTCCATTTACACATCACAAAGATGATCAATTTAGGAAGGAAAATAATAGATGAGTGAAATAAAAAAAGAATTTAAAATGAAAAATTTTATAGGAGTATTTGATAATTATATTCCGGACATGCTAATACCAAATCTTATAAATTTATATGAAAGTCAAAAGGAGTTAAATAAAGTATATCCAAGATTAGCAGAAGGCAGTGGCCCATCTAGAAAAAAAGACAGCTCTTTAGATATGATGTATTACGGAAAAGAGGAAGAGAAATTAGTATTATTTAAAGATGTCAAAGCAGTAATGGTTAACTTTGATATGGCACTTAAAGAATATATTAGACAAACTGATATAGTTCCTCACTATATGGACAATTTAAATTATACAATAATGAAGATACAAAAGACTTTGCCTACTGAGGGCTATCACTTATGGCATTGTGAATGGGGTGGTGATACAGGTAACTTTGAAGTATATTGTAGAGGTCTTGTTTACACGATATATTTAAACGATGTAGAAGAAGGAGGAGAAACAGAATTCCTTCATTTCTCACAAAGAGTAAAACCTAAAAAAGGTAGAATAGTTATTTGGCCCGCTGGGTTTCCATATGTTCATAGGGGTAATCCTCCAATATCAGGAGAGAAATACATACTAACATCTTGGTTAGTAGTTCAGCCTACAGTTTAATTATGAAGTATAAGAAGTTGGTCTAGGACCTAGTCTAGCAATTTTTTCTTCTTGTGTTTCCTCAGGTGGAATGTCATCAGGACCTAAATCCTCTGGAAGTTCTAGTTGGTCATTGTCCCAATCTTCTTGTAATTTTGCTAAATGAGCTGCATCAAAAGCATTTATAAATTGTGATCTAAAATCACCAAGCACAGCTGCATCATAAACTCCATTAGGAGAAGTATCTTTATATTCTACTTGATCATTGTCTACGCCATCATCAGTGAATTGTATAGCGTGTATATTATTCCATTTTGCATCATCCCAATTTACACCATCTTCTACCTTATAACCCGCAGGTTCTGTAGGTGTAAACTCACCTGTTTTTTTGATGATCATTTTATCTTCAAAAATAATAGTCCAATATCCGTGTTTCATAATAATCTCCTTATGTTTTAATAATATATACCACAGTTAAATAAGGTTGCAACACTGAAGTTGCATCTCCTGTAAAAGTACCTGATAGGTTATGACTGTGAGATCCACCACTGCCGGCACTATTAGTTGCGCTATTTCCATGTGGATTGTTTGGTACAGAGCTACCACCTGGAAATCCCCAACAGTTACTATTTTGACTTTTACCTGCAGGAGGGTGACTATGTGAAGGAATTTCAGGGGTACTTAGAGTATGGTTTCCTGCACTTCCAGTTATATTACCTGTAGAAGTAACAGTATTCGCTCCTCCCGTAGAGGCTAAAGCCTTATTGTTAGATTTCCCTACAACCACATTATTCGCAACACTAGGCACATTGAAGGTACTAGCTCCGTCTCCAGCGCCATAAGTAGTTCCAATTACAGCGAATAAAGCTGAATATGTGCTACGAGAAACTGCTGCTCCGTCACATTCTAAAAATCCACTTGGAATACTAGTTGCTCCCCAAGGAATTACTGAGCCTGTTGTTACACCCACTAAACCTTGGATGTTTGCTCCGTCAAAATCATATCTTGTTGCTTCGTAATTTGCCATAATATTAAGTTTTAATTATATATATCATTGTTAAGTAAGGTTGCACAACTGAATCTGAACCACCGCTAAATGTACCAGATAAGGGGTGATCGTGACCACTACCACTACCCTGATTTCCAGAACTAAAGTTTTGTGGCATGTGAACACCAAAAAAGGGGCTTTGAAATCCTGTAGAAGTTCCGGTCCAGTTAACATTGTGAGTGTGACTTGGTAGTTCAGGGGTAGATAAACTATGGTTAGCTGCACTTCCACCCATATTACCAGTGGTCGTTACTGCGTTTGCTCCTCCAGTAGATGCAATTGCTTTATTCGGTGATTTTCCTACAGCCACATTATCTTGTAAATCAGGTACAAGAAAAGTACTTGCACCATCTCCAGCTCCATAGGTTGTGCCTATAACTGCAAATAAAGCTGAGTATGTGCTTCTAGAAACAGTTTGTCCATTGCACTCTAAATAACCCGATGGAATTGAGGAGTCACTCCAAGGGATAATTAGTCCAGTATTAACTAGATCAATACCTGAAAGGTTTGCTCCTGTGAAATCATATTTTGTTGCTTCGTAATTTGCCATAGTTCTAAGTCTTAATAATATATAATAAAGTTAAATAAGGTTGAAGTACAGATGTAGCGTCTCCTGCAAAACTTGCAGATAATGGGTGATCGTGTGCTCCACCACCACCTGTACTGGATACGGTAATATTACCAATACCACGATAATCACCTAAACGATTGTTGAATGAACAACTAGCTTGAAAAGTGGAATTGTTAGCTGCTGCGGTATAACTGTGGCTGTGAGAAGCCATTGTTGAATTACTGATTGTAGTATTTCCTAAATTTCCACTTACGGTTCCAGTTGAAGTTACCGTCTCTGCTCCCCCCGTAGAAGCCAGAGCTTTATTTGGAGATTTACTTACACAACAGTTATTAGAAAAATCTGGTAGTCCAAACGTAGACGCACCATCTCCAGCTCCATAAGTCGTAGATATTACTGCAAACAATGCAGAGTAAGTGCTTCTTGATACATTAGATCCATCACATTCTAGGAAACCTGTTGGTACACTGGCTGTAGTCCAGGGTATAATTAAACCTGTATTAAGACCTTGAATGTCAGTAAGACTAGCGCCGTCAAAGTCGTATCGCGTTGCTTCATAGTTAGCCATGGATTATTTCTCCCTATATGTCCAACCAGTAGTAGCGTCTCCAGAATAAACTAATGAAAATCCAGCCCCTTGTGTGTTTACTACTAGGTCAGCTGCTGCATTAGTAATGTTAGATCCATTTCGTCCAACAGTTAATGCGTTTGAA